GAGCGCGCGAACGAGTTCAAAATGCCGGTCGGCAAACCGTCCGACGTGCTCAAGCTCGAGGCCATGCTCGCATCGCGCGTCAAGCCGTGGTCGGCGGGTGATGTTTGGCTCCAGCCAATATCCGAAAGCCTCAAGGCCACCGAGATCTGCCGGCGCATGGCGGCCGAGCGCGGCTGGCGCGTCAGCCTTCAATTACACAAACAGGCCAACATTCGATGAAACGCGGTCCAAAACCACAGCCGACGCACCTGCGATTGCTGCGGGGGAATCCGGGTAAGCGGCCCGTCAATCCCGACGAGCCGGAACCTGAGCTCTGCCGCACTTGTCCCGATGCGCCCGATTTCTTGAACGCCTATGCGACCGATGAGTGGTATCGCGTCGCCGAGGAATTGCATCGCCTCAAGCTTCTAACCGTCGTCGACCTCGGTCCGCTCGCGGCTTATTGCTACATGTACGCGCAATGGCGCCAGGCCTCGGAGGCGTTACAGAAGCTCGCCGACAACGATCCCGTCACTCACGGCATGCTGGTCAAGCGGGATAATAACCTGGCGCAAAATCCACTCGTCGTGGTCGCGCGCAGAGCAGCAGCCGACATGGTGAGATATGCATCGGAATTTGGATTCACCCCCGCCGCCAGGACGCGCATCCGACTCGGCGAATCGGCCCTCGAGACCTCGGAAAAGTTTGCAGGACTCCTCGCGGGTTAAACGCAACGCCGAGGGTAAGCAACGCGCGGCGGACGTTATCGCGTTTATCGAAAAACTTACGGTGCCGAGCGGCAAGGGCCAGGGCTCCCCGTTCCGATTGCGCCAATGGCAGAAGCGATTCATCCGCGATATCTACGAGCCGCACCTCGGAAAGAAGCGGGTCGTGCGCCGCGCCATACTCTCTATGGCACGCAAAAACGGCAAGTGCTTAGAGTTGCAGACACCAATTGCCACGCCAAACGGTTGGACAACGCTTGGGCGGCTCAGGGTCGGCGATCAGGTGTTCGACGAGCGCGGTAAGCCTTGCAATGTGACTTACGTTTCTCCGGTCTTTGTCGGTCGTCGATGCTGGCGACTGCGATTCGCAGATGGCTCCACAATCGTCGCGGATGATGAGCATCGTTGGGTCACACGTCACTCTTATCGCCCATGGAAACCACAACAGCGCCCTACCTGGCGTAATGCCAGCGGTCGCGGCGGCCGCTGGTACAGCGATGTTGTAACGACGCGCCAGATCGCCGAGTCGGTTTTGCGTCCTCGCACCGATGGCGTTCGCGAACACAATCATAAGCTCCTCGTCGCTGGCGCACTTGAACTGCCGCCTGTCAATCTGCCGATCCCGCCGTATGTTCTTGGCTATTGGCTCGGTAACGGACATAGCGCCGCTGCCATCGTCACGCTCGCGCAATCGGATACGATGCAGATCGGAAGCGAGATCGAATCCGAACTTGGTTTTGCGTGGAAAGCAAAAGGACAAAGCAGCGGTAATGCACCGCAATTTGGACTCTCGCGCGGTAACCGACATAACAGAGACCGCGCAGCAAGCGTACAGCATGGTTTGCGTCACCTCGGTGTCCTCGGCGACAAGCATATTCCCGAGATGTACCTTTGGGCATCACGCGAACAACGCCTTGCCCTTCTCCAAGGCTTGATGGACAGCGACGGAACCAGCTCTAACCATGCTTCACGTCATGGCGGATCGCCGCGCTGTTATTTCGATGTCATGAACGAGCGCCTCGCACGCGGCGCACTCGCGCTCGTTCGTTCGCTTGGCTTCAAAGCGACCATCCGAGAAGACGTCGCCACTTTGCACGGTCGAGCAATCGGCCCATGCTGGTCAATCTCTTTCAATGCATATCGCGAAGATCTGCCGTTTCGGTTACCACGCAAGCTTGAACGATTGACACCGCGACCCGGAAAGCCCAGCCGTAGTTCGAGCAATGCCATTGTTGCTTGTGACGAAGTTCCGTCGGTTCCGACGATGTGTATCCAGGTCGATTCGCCGTCGCATCTATTCCTCGCTGGCGAAGGATTGACCCCGACCCACAACACAGGCCTGATCGCCGCGATCGCACTCGCGCACCTCGTCGGGCCGGAGGCCGTCCTTCACGGGGAGATTTATTCGGCCGCCAATGACCGTGAGCAGGCGTCAATCGTCTTCAAATTCGCGCGCCAGTTTGTCGAACTCGAGCCCGAGCTGCGAGACAAGATCGAGATCATTCAATCCACGAAGACCATGCTGGCGCGCGCAACGGGTTCGATCTATCGCGCGGTGTCGGCGGAAGCCGGAACCAAGCACGGCTTTCTGCCAAGCGTCGTCATCTACGATGAGTTGGCCCAGGCCAAGAATCGCGACCTGTACGACGTTCTCGACACCTCGTTCGGCGCAACCGAGGAGCCGCTTTTTATCACCATCAGCACGCAATCGAACGACCCGGAACATATCCTGTCCAAGCTCATCGACGACGGCTTGTCGGGAACGGACCACACAATCTGCTGCCACCTCTACGCCGCCGATGAGGGATGCGACCTCGACGACGAGGCGCAATGGCACAAGGCCAATCCCGCGCTCGCGGATTTCCGCGATTTCGATGATCTCGCCGCCGCCATCCGCAAGGCGCAGCGCCTCCCGGCCGAGGAACCCAAGGTCCGAAACCTTTTGCTAAATCAGCGGGTGTCTCCAAGCGCCAGCCTTATATCGCGCGCCGAATGGATGGGATGCGCCGGCGACGCGCGCCTCATGGACCGCGAGGAAGTGTTCGCCGGGCTCGACCTCTCAAGCATCATCGACCTGACCGCACTCGCGGTCGGCAGCGTCGCGGATCCCGCTCGCGTGCAGGTCTATTTCTGGAAGCCGGCCGACCTTTTGCTCGACCATTCGGCGCGGGATTTCGGCACGGGCGATCGCCGATACGAACAATGGGTCCGAGCTCGCCATATGTTCACAAGCCCAGGGCGAAGCATCGATCCGGCCGTCGTGGCCCTTTTCATCGCAAAGGAGCTTGTCCTCCGGTACAAGATCCGTGGCCTCGCATACGATCGATGGCGCATCGATGACCTCTTGCGCGAGTTCGATCGCGTCGGGCTTGCGGCATACAAGGACGGCGAAAAAGGCGATGGCCTGCGCCTCGTCCCCTGGGGTCAGGGGTTCAAGGATATGGGTCCGGCGATCGATGCCCTCGAGAAATCAATCCTCGAGCGCAAGCTCGTTCACGGCGGTAATCCCGTTCTCAATTGGAACATGGCCAACGCCATCGCCACAATGGACCCGGCCGGCAACCGAAAGCTTGACAAGGAAAAGGCACGGTTTCGAATCGACGGCGCGGTCGCCCTCGCGATGATGATGGGCTTGCGCTCGCGGGACCGCGCCAAGCAGATCGATATCTCAACGCTCATCGCTTGAAACAGGGGAGGCGAACCATGAACGTTACGATCTCTATCCGCACGACGCCGAACAAATTTCCCGGCGGCACGGTCGGCGGCGACTGGCACCTCGAGCTCGCGCTTGCCAGCGATCCCGGCACGGTGACGGATCAATACGACGGGGCGTCGCCATCGGCGAACTTCGATTTGCCGGAAGGCGCGACCTACAACGTTCGCGGCTATCGCCAAGATGGAACGGGTGCGCCACTCGGCGGCGTCGCCACGGATCAATTCACGGTCGGCGACGACCTCGTTACGCTCGACGTTGCCGAATCGATCGCCACGGCGACCACGGTCCCCCCAGCCGCGCGCAGCGCCAAGAAATGATCCGCGCGATCATCCTACTCGCGTTCCTGTTATGCGCGCCTGGCGCGCACGCACAGACGCGCCCCTGCGAGCACGCGACCGGATTCAAGCATCTTATCCCGACGGGGCCGGTCGAGATCGTCCCGGCAATCGCCGGCCAACGCATCTACTATTGCGGCTTCACGATCCTGCAAAAAGGCAACACGCTGGATCTCATCGTCATGGCCGGCCAGGGAACGAACTGCGATACCAATACCGTGCAACTCACGCCGCAGTTGGAATTGCCGAATGACTTTGCGCTATCCAATCGCGTCGAGAGCGTCGGCCCCGCGACCGAGCCTGGATATGCGCTGTGCATTCAAACCCTCGGCACGAATGCCAAGCTCGGCGGCCTGATCTATTGGAGCCAGTTTTAGTTGTCGGCAACCGGCCGGCCGCGAGAGAAATATGCGGGCGGTAATTCGATCTCGCGCAGGCCGACGGCCTCGCGCGCTTCGCCCGGCGAGATGCCGTATTCGACCATGATCGCGAACAGCATCAGGATGTTGATCGGCACCTCTTGATCGCCGGAAGCCCAGCGCCGCGAGGTGCGAGCGTTGATGTGCGTAAAGGCCTCGACCTGCTTGTGGGACAGCTCGAGGCGCTTCAATAGCGACCGATACTTGGCCGACGACTTGGCTGCGGTCATTGTGGCTTCCGTATTCGTTCTGGCAACATGTGCACGAGGCGCCCTTTGATGATATCGCCTGCGAATAGCTCAAGCGACCCAAGGCGCGCCTTGCCCCTCGGTGGCCGAATTATAGCACGGTGCGCCATCAGATGCCTTTGTCAACGGTGCGAATAACGGAAGTCCGATCAGCGAGCGCGGCCGCGCCGGTTTAGGTTCCGGCATGTCCGCAGGAAGCAACTGGAACGTCAGAAGACCTCCCTTGGTCTCTCCGACATGGCGAAATCCAGCCTTGAGCCACGTCCATCCCCATGTCGGTTTGCCGCGTACCATGATCGGCCGAACCTTGTCCGTGTTGATGAAGGTTACCAACTGCGTCGGGAAACTCATCATTGCGCCATATTCCGCCTCACCCATCGTATGTACGATATCCATGCTTACCGGCGCCGATCTTGGCGATTTCGATGGCGTGTTCCAATGTCCACGGGTCGCTCATGTCATCTCCGGGTGGCTGAACGGTTTGGACCACATCTCATCCCATGTCAGTTGTTCGGCAGGCTTTGGTCTTTCGATGAATAGATCGAGCTGCTTCATAGCTTCGGAGATTCGGCGGACGGAGATGTCGAAATACTTCGGCTCGATCTCAATCCCGATGAACTTGCGGCCGAGCTTGACGGCGGCAACGCCCGTTGTGCCGGATCCCATGAAGGGATCGAGGATGGTTTCGGCATCCAATGATGCGCGCTCGATGCACCACTCCATCACACCAAGTTGTTTTGGTGTGGGATGATCGATCGGCTGAACTGCGATCGGGCAGTGACACAAATCCTTACCCCAGAATTTCGGCTGTCCTCGATA